ACGCAGCGATCCTCTCACGGATAGGGTTTACCGGAAACGAAATCAACGAGAAGCTACAACTCGGATTCGAGTCTCGACCGTGGCGTGAAAAATGGTTTGTAACGAATACAATGGTCCCGGTAAGCGACGATGGATCAGTATTGTTAGAGAGACAACCTCAGCCCCAACCTCAAAAGGCTTTACTCTCTCCTCCGCCGGAGCCGGATTACGAATATGTGAAAATGACTCAGATATGGAAAGCTATCGTAAAATTAGGCGAATCCATTGAGAGGGAGATGTCCAAAGAGCTTGCCGATTATTTCTTTACGCTGAGATCCGAGGTTCTCGAGAAGATTTTTCAGCGTCAGGGATATAAGGCGGTGAAAGCTTCTGCAATCGAGGACGAATTGATTTTCAACATGTCGGCGGCTATTGAGCTTTTACGCAAGAATATTTTGCCCTATGTAAAAGAGGCTTATGAGGCCGGTATCGAAACGCTTGATACTGGAGGTATGGCATACGGTCTCACCAATCCGAGGGCTGTAGCGGCGTTAGGGAAACGGGCAAAGGATCTTGAGCAGGTCAACGCAACAGTTGCAAAACAACTTCAGGGGGGATTCAAACCCATTCTTGAGCGGGGACTGGAAGAAGGGCTTTCTTATGATTCAATAGCGGGCGAGCTCGCTGATAGTGCTAAGAACGTTTTTAATAATGCCCGGAGCAGGGCAAAGACAATCGCCGTGACTGAAGTTAATGGGGCAATGAATCAAGCACGTTTCGATGTGATGACGGAGATCGGGACACCGAAACACCGGTGGATTCATTCAAGGCGGGGTCAGGCTCGGCCAAATCATGTAGCAATTGACGGTGAGGTTGTAATAGTCGGACAATCGTTTTCGATTGGGCTCAAATATCCGCACGATATTGACGGCGGGCCTGGTGAAACGATTAACTGTCATTGTGTCACAGTACCAGTGGAGGATTAAAAAATGAAGTTAGAAAAAGCATTACTCAGTTGTGAAATCAAGAAAACCGGCGAAAACGAATATGAGTTCATTATGTCGGATGAGACAATCGACCGGGATGGAGAAGTCATAAAGGTTGACGGCTGGGATCTCAAGAATTTCAAAAAGAACAGCATTCTCTTGTGGGGTCATAGGCATGATATTCCGGGGGTCGGCGAAGTCGGTCGAGCGGTTAAAGAAAACGGGAAACTCAAGGCAAAGAAAACACGGTTTGCCTCGCCCGGAATCTATGACCTCGCAGATATCGTTCATGGCCTCGTCGATGACAAAATACTCAAGGCTGTGTCAGTAGGGTATATACCGAAAGAAAGAGAATATCCATCTCAAGACGATGATGACGAAAAGGGTACGAAGAAACAGAAACCGAGAATCATCACGACAAAGGCCGAGCTCTATGAGCTGAGTGTTGTCAATGTTGGATCAAATCCGGAAGCTCTGCGCGATATCAAATCCGCAGAGGAGGCAGCTGCAAAGATTTTTAAGGGCGATGAGAAGCAATTTCTTCAGAAGGAAAAAAATGAAGATTCGATTTCCCCGGAGGAGAGTGATCTCTTAACGGAGATGAAAGACACTCTGAACAACCTCTGTGAGAAGGTCGAGAACATAGAAACACTATTACAGAAAGAACAGAAACAGGGAAAATACGAGGAGCTCCTGGCAGGGGCCGATAAGGCCGACCCACCTGCAGATCAACAGCAAGCGAATCCATTTGCCCGAGATCAAAAACAAAAAATCTTTAAGGAGGAATAATATGGGCAAGGATATTATGGCAATGATTGAGGATCTCGATGCTGATAGCTCTGTTGCTGATTTTAAAAGCATCCTGAAGGAAAGAGAGGAACAGCACACAACCTCAATCGAAGATCTCAAGAAAACTCATTCGAGCGAACTTGAGAAACGTGATGCGGAGATCAAGACACTGAATGAGAAGTTTCAGGACATCCTTGAGAAGGCCCTCAAACCCGCAAAAGAGTTTGATGATATGTCGGCGGATGAGAAGTTCGGTAACATGGCCCGTGCTGTGAAGAGGAAAAACTTTGCTGACATCATGAAATATGGCGGGACTCCTACCCAGGATACCGGGAAGGATTGGAAGGAGACAGAGTGGAAAATTGGTCAGACTGATGTTGCAGAGAAGGCAGCACTAGGAACTGTTCTTCGCGGTGATGCGACGACTGGTTCTTACATGGTTCCTGTTGAGTATGCGAGCGAAATGTTCAAGCTTGCGGCTAAAACTTCAGTCATGATGGGGAAAGTTCGTACTGTCCCGATGGTCGCAAGAGATATGTACTGGCCGAAAGAACTGACGACTTCTTCACTGACCTGGGTCACGGATGAGACAACGGCTAAAACCGAAAGCGCGCCGACTTTCACACAGGTACATCTTGAGTGCGAGACTTGCGCTGCATGGTATGCGGTGACCGACGAACTGATCGAGGACGCTGTTGTTGATCTTGCATCCTACACCAGGGAGATGTATGCCGAGGCCTGGGGGCAGGAATTCGACAAACAGGTCCTGAACAGCAATGCTTCACCATTCACCTCGATGCTCTATGACACCGGTTGCAATATCCGAAACATGGGAGCAGGCAAAACCTCATTTGCTGATATTGAGCTCGATGATCTGATCGACATGGAGAACGATATTTCGACAGCCGAGGGTGAACGCGCACTCGTCGGAGCTACATTCATCATGAATCGGTATGTGTTTAATGTCCTCCGTAAGCTGAAGGATGATGATGGTGATTACATCTTCCAGAAGCCGGGCGATGGACTTCCTGGAACGATTTGGAACTATCCGTATTTGATCTGTGATCAGATGCCGGGTAGCGCATCGGACGATGCCGACACTCCGTTCCTGATTCTCGGAAATCCGAAATACTGGTTGCATGGCAACAGGATCGGGATGCAGTTCAAGATCTACGATCAGACCTACGCAAACATGCAGTATGACGAGGTTTTCTTCCGTTTCAGGATCAGGCAGGCTTTCGTTGGTGCGATTCAGTCAGCTTTCGCAGTTCTTGAAACCGCAGCGAGTTAAACGATGAGCGTCCGTTGGACGCAGGATTGAGGGGGGTCGCAAGGCTCCCCGATATTATCCCATCAAAATATAAGGAGTAACAAAATGTTTGTAAGAGCTTATGCAAATGGATTTGTGGTAAAGGATTACCACACAGAAACCGCAGGGACGACTATTGATGAGGAGATCCCGGGAAGGGATGGATATCGGTTAGCGCTGGTATCGTTGAATTACCTAGCAGCTGCTACCGCTCATACATTGTCAGTCTTGCATTGCGGAAGTCTGGCAGGGTCAAGAACGACTTCTTCTGCCGCTGCCGCCGCTGCACAGAAGGTTTTGAATGTGACCGACGCGCCGACTGATCCGGCCGGTAATGCAACTGCCAGTGGCGATATTATCGCTTACCAGGTAGAAACCGGGGCGTGGGAGTTTAACACAGTCGCATCATTGTCTACCAAGGCAATAACTCTCACGACCAATATCGCTGTTGCGGTGTCATCTGGAGCAAAGGTGAGGATATTCGGTGTCGTTGGAGATGGATACTGTTTCAATGTTCATCTCACGGCTAGCGTTGTGACCAGTTTTGACAACACGTTGTTGGCACTTGCTCCGTATAGGGGCGATCCGTTGTATACGACAGTCACCAATGCTACCAATGCCGGGTTTCAGAACAACATGGTTTTCGCATACATCAATAAGTAATCAAGAGGCGGGGGGGACCCCGCCCCTTAATAAGGGTCCTTATGTGTCAGCGCGGTAATTTTGGATATTGCACGGTACGGGGACGGAAGGTGCAGATTGACCTGTGTCTTGTTCCGATTATCGATGCGCTAAATGCAGCAGGGATATTGACAGCCGAATGTTGCTGCGGACATAGCGAAGAAGAGGGTCACATTTTGGCATATCAAGATGGTGAGCCGAGACTCTTTGTGATATATGAAATAGGCAAGATATCGATTGATAAGTACCAGGAGCGATATAGACGGTTCTCTGAATTGTCAGAGGAAAAGACAAAATATGGAAAATGAAGTGAATCCGAAAAAACGGACAAAGAGATTTTACTTTAGATTAAAAAAGAAAGACCAGAAAGAAGCAAAGAACGTAAAGGACAAGATGGTCCGGAATACGGAGACGAAATAATGGCCTATACGGTAACGCTGGATACAGCAAATCAGCTTGTAGATATCAAAGACGTAAAGGATGTTGTGGGGTTATCACAGGATGATAACGATTCAAAAGAAAAACTTGAACGGATGATAAACATTGCAAGCTGGTTTTGCAATTCGTATACACATAGAAAGCTTCTGTCTCGAGCTTTGACGGAATACTACAGCGGAGACGGTACGAATACTTTATTGATGAACAATTATCCGATTACTGCGATTACGCATGTTTATGATGATCTTGCCCGGGCATATGGAGCCAGCACTGAAATTACTTTGACTGATCTTGTATATATGCCGACTGATTTAGCCTGTGAGATCATATATGATGGCGGAGTATTCACCAAAGGAACCAAGAATATCAA